GAAATGGTGATCTTGAAAGAGGAAGACCTGTAGGGCTACAAGGTGCGCATGCAAAGGCTGCGGGACATAATAAATTCAGTATAGGAATTGCTTTTGTGGCAGGTTATAACTGTCCATCTGGAACCTCTAATCCAAACAGATATATCAGTTCCGAATCCATTACGCCTGCTCAATATAAAACTTTAGATATGTTCTTAAAAGGATTTTTTATGATATATCCTGGAGGACAAGTGTTTGGTCACCAAGACTTTGATAATAATAAAGTCGATCCAGGTTTTGATGTTGGTACATATGTTGAAGCAAGATTTGGAAAAAAGAATGTAACAAATCCAAGTGATGGGCCAGCAACCCCTTCTCAGATCGCAAGTATTGTAGGATAAAAAAATGACAACAGAAAATAACGAACTTGAACTACGTATACAAGACAAAGGTGAAGGTGCTGTTAATGCAGAAGGAAGACCTAAAGATGCATTTAATGATCCTACAGGGCAGTTTCCTAGAGGTGACTATCATAATCAACCGTCTGTTAATAGAGTCGTAAGAGGAGACGACGTAAATGAACTTGATCTAAGAAATGGTATTCCCGGCGTTGATACTAATCTTACTCAAAAAGTTTCTACACAGTATCCAATGGCTGCAATAAATGAATCAGTTTCTGGTCATATTATTGAAATAAACGATACACCTGGTGGTGAGCGTATATTAATAAAACACAATACCGGGGCAGGTATAGACATTAAATCAGATGGAAGCATTATTATTAATGCTAAACAAAATAGAATTGATATCGTTGAAGAAGATCATAGGCTTGTTGTAGAAGGAGATGGAAATGTTTCTTACTTCGGAAACTTAAACATGAATGTTTCTGGAGATTATAATCTAACTGTTGGTGGTAACTACAACTTAAAAGTAAAAGGAAACTGGATAGCTGATATTGTTGGTTCTTATAGAAAAAAGATTCATGGAATAATGAGTGAAGTTGTTTTAAAGTCAAAGTCAGTTACTATTATTGGCCAAACAATAAACACACATCTTTCTAATGTTGGTAATTTTATTAAAGGTACTTATCAACAAATGATAAAGAAAAGAGCGGACTATAATCACGGAGCAGAAGCTTTGTTCAATGCTGAAACAGAAATTAATATGACAAGTCCAAAAGTAAACATTGCCGCTACTGATCTTTCTGTTATTGGTGCACAAGGAACTATTGGTGGTCAAGATATGATTCATTACGGAAAGAATATGTATCTTGAAAATACTATACATTCGCCAACAGCAAGTTTTACGTCAGCATACGCTACGACTTTTCATGGATCGTTAAATGGCACGGCTAACTTTGCTGTTAACTCTTCTGTGGCTGGTGGTATCGCTGTTGTACAAATTCCAAGTGCACAAATTAATACTGATGCAGTTGATAGTACAGAAACTCAAAAGCCAACAAGTTCAGAGATTACTGACTTATTAACTAACAATGAGATAGGTCCGAAGAAAGTAAGTATAGATGAAAACAATGAAATTAAAAACTTTCATGATAAGTCTGTTACGTCAGGTGGCATAACAACTGGAGAAACAAACACTAGAGAAACAAGATCTAAACTAAAAGATAAAAAGAATCTTGAAAATACTAACTTTGTTGCAGATAGAGTAGCCGGCGGTGTTCTATCATCTGGATTTGCTTCTGCTGTTCCTGGCCAAATTGAAAAAGTAAAAGGAAAGAATACTACACCTAGAATGGGTCATGATATAATTGGTCAAACAGGTAGATCAGTGATTGACAACAAGTACAAACCATCTGAGGCCGCTGCTAAAGCACGAACTTTAACATTTTCTGTTGAGGCTCGATTCAATCCAAACAATCTTTCTGAAATAAAACATACTACATTGTTAGGAAAAGGAATACCTATCTCTAAGTTTACTGGAGCTGTTGGAGAAAAGACAACTCTTAATCATATTGTCGATACTGAAAAAAGAAAACAAATAGCAAGAAATTTATTAGTTCAAGCTCACGTTATAGAAATATTTAGACATTTAAGTTTATTCAAAGGATTTAATTTAGTAGTTGCTGAAGGCATTTATCAACCTGGTCCTGGAGAAACACCAACTCCAAAAAGTTTTAATGATCTAGCGCAGGACGGCAGAGCAGTCGGATATGAAGTTTATTCACAGAATGGACAGATTGCTTTAGATAAGTTATTCGATTTTGCTGAATTTTTAAAAGATGCGTACAGTTATAATAAACTGACGTTGGCATTCGACAAGTTTAATCCAGACAAAACATTACATGGTCAGCTTTTAATAGAGCTTCCAACTATACCTGAATCTTATAGAACTAACTATGACATGAACCTAGAAACAACTTTTAATTCTGAAGTTCAGAGTTCTTCTGATTTGGTCGAAATACTGTCATAACTATATAAATATGGATAATTACAGAGGATAAAATGGTTACAAAAGCATTTTCAGTAGAAGACGGCAATCAGAACTCATCTTTACTTACGAGCCGAAAGACTCAGTATTCTGACATTGATTTGCTTTTTACTAATAAAATATCAGGTGACATATTTAAGAAGGTAGATGCTGCTGCAGTAAAACAATCTATAAAAACCATAGTAAGGACAGGAAGACTTGAAAAACCATTTCAACCAGATTTTGGTTCTAATCTAGGAGGTATGTTATTTGAACTAGCAGATAATGGACTAGAAGATGAAGTTGAAGAAAGAATAACAGAATCAATAAGAGTATACGAACCAAGAGCTAGAGAAGTTACTACAAAAGTAATTGCACAACCAGATCAAAACTCTTTGTCTGTTACTGTTCAATTCAAAGTTGGTAGCATGTCTGAACCTGAACTTATAAACACTACAATTGCGAGGTTAAGATAAATGGCGACAAATATTCAATCAACCGCTTTAGACTTTAATAACATCAAGACTTCATTGAAGGAATTCTTAAAGAAGAAAACAGAATTTGCAGACTTTGATTTTGATGGTGCAGGCTTATCAAATATATTAGATGTTTTGGCACATAATACTCATTTTAATGGTTTGATAGCAAACCTAGCAACTAACGAATCATTTATACACACTGCTCAACTTAGATCATCTTTAGTCTCTCATGCCGAATCTCTAGGATATGATATAAGATCAAAGACTTCTTCACAAGTAACTTTGGATGCAACAATAAATTTGACTGGAGTTTCAGGCAGACCACAGACTTTAACTCTTCCTATAGGAACTAATTTTGTAGGAACCAACGAAGACGGTAATCAGAATTTTATTACAAGAGAGATATACACTGCGAGTGATGATGGAGCTGGATTATATACATTTAAAGATGCTAACGGAACAGCTGGAATCGTAGCTTTTGAAGGGACATTAATAACTAAAACATTTTTTGTCGGTCAAAAAACTGATAGACAAGTTTATATTATACCTGACGTGGACATTGATACAAACAGTACAGTAGTTACTGTATTTAATTCACCTACGTCAGATCAAAGTGAAGAGTATACTCCGTTAAGTAGAGCTATAACGGTAAATGCTAAATCTACTTATTACACTATAAGAGAAGCGCCGAATGGAACTTATGAATTAAATTTCGGAGACGGTGTTACTTTTGGGAAATCACCGGAAGCCGGTAGTAAGATAGTCGTTACATATTCTAGGACAGTTGGAGCAACCTCAAACGGCTGTAAAGCGTTTACAACTACTGCCGCATTTACTATAGGAGGCACTGCTTATGCAGTATCAATAGTACCACAAGCAAATTCTGCAGGTGGTGCAGATCGACAAGGAATAGAATCAATAAGACAAAATGCACCTTCGGCATTTGCTGCTCAACAAAGATTAGTTACACCTGATGATTATAAATCAACTATATCATCAAACTTTCCAACAGTTTCTGATGTATCAGTTTGGGGTGGACAGGACAACGTCCCAATAGCTTATGGGGAAGTTTACATTGGTCTTGACTTTAATACTGGTCTTTCAGATGCAGCTAAAACTGTTATTAAAAATTCTATCAAGACAAACTTTTCCGATAATCTATCAGTAATGTCAATTACCCCAGTATTTGTTGATCCAATAGAAACATTTCTAGAGTTACATACCGTGATAACAGTAAATCCAGATCTAACTTCAAAGTCTCCTCAAACCTTAGAAAATAATACAAGAGATGCAATTACTGATCACATCAATACAAAAATAAATGGATTTACAAAAACGTTTAGAAGATCTAATCTTTTAACTGAAATAGACGAGATTGATGCAGGCATATTAAACTCAAAAATGGATGTAAAAGTGCAAGTAAGATTAGTTCCTGTATTAAATGAACCAACTTCATACACTGTAACTTTTCCAATGGCAATACTTGGTGAAGGATCACAACAAATTAATGTCGAGTCAACAACGTTTGATGTAACTGGAGTGAATGGAAAATGCAAAATAGTGAATAAGATTGGATCAACAATTTTACAAATAGTTAATGTTGATGATAATGACGCGGTTGTTACTGATAATATAGGTGATTATCTTCCGTCTACAGGTGTACTAAATTTAAATAATTTTAATTTAAATTTAATCAATGCCGGAGTTAATTTTCTTAAATTTTCAGCAGTTCCACAAA